TTTTAGCAGTTTTAGCAGCTCTTCGGAAGTTAGCAGCAGAAGGTGATCCTTTGCTGCCAGGTTTCCGCATCTTCTCGCCGGAGCCCTCGGCGATTCTTTTACGTTTGGCGTGGATGTTAGCGTAGAGGCCTTGCTTAGCCATCAGCGCTTCTTGCCGCCGCCGCCTTTGTGTCCTTTTTTACCGCAAGCCATAGTTAAATCTCCATGTTGTCTAGTGCGTTTAGTGCGTCGTAAGCACGACGATTGCCCAAGAAAGGGAGCATCTCGGTGAGAAGGTTTCGAACACTTTCTTTAGCACCAAGTCTCCATCTCCATTGGGGTTTGTAATGATCTTTGTATACTTTTTTTGGGTGAACATATCCACCGGCGAAGTCTTGAATTTTTTCAATTACATCCAAGTCAGTACTTGAAATATTGAGCCTGTAACTACGAGCGGATGTTCTTTCAAGACACCCTTCTCCTTCGTACATACCGGCCATCCAAGCAATATTCATCACCAAATACCCGGGATGATTTGCCCGGTCAATGCATAAGCGCCAATAGCAGCCACGAAGCCAAGCATAGCAAGGCGACCGTTGAGAAGTTCAGCACGTTCGTTATGTGGTACACCGTAGGGATGGTCAGTCATAATAATAGGTGGTTCTTTTGCAAAAAGGTTATCAGTAGTCAAGGTTAGATCTCTCAAGTTTAGCGTAGACATCCTGACGATACGCAGGATCTGTGTCGTACCGTGGGTCAGCCATAGCACGAACAACTTCGGCTTGGCTACGGAAGACATCTTTCTGAGTTGATGCAGGCTTACCAGTCAATAGCTCACCTTCAATACCATTGGCATCTTGGTAGCGATTAAACAAAGCTTGAACAGCAAAGGACATGGCGTTCTTATCACCGTTATCCATCACTGCATCATACATCTCAATCTCTTGTTGGGATAGATTTTCTCCTGCCCAACGCATCATGTCAGAATAATTAGAGTCACCACCTGTAATATTACGAAGACTAGAAAGATCTTCTTCTGTGATGTCTTGCACTTGAGTAGAATTACGTTCAGCCTGCATCCTGTATTCAAGATACATTTTAGCAAGATCTGTAGGGTTCATACCTTGAAGATTCTTCAGAGTATCTTCAGAGAACTCACCACTCAAACCTTCTACCCAAAGAGTATCGAGGATGTTGTCCGTAGTAGACTCTTCTTCAGTCTCTACTTCTTCAGTTGATTCTTCTTCTACTTGTGATTCTTGTTGATTAGGATCCCTTGAACTAAACTTCTTTTGAAGTTCAATATAAGCCTGTTCTAGTTCTTCTGCATCTCGGAACTTACCAGCCAGTAACTCTTCCTGAGCAGACATTGCCTGTTCGCCAATGGCTAGTGACTCCTGTTCTTCAGCAGTCAGTTCACCTTCGGGAGCTTCGTTAGGATTATACGTCAGAGTTGTCATTAGAAGTGGCGTGGATTACTTTGAGATTACCGAGACCAACAGTCTCTACATAGTTTGTAGAACGACCCAGAGTTGGCTTACCAATCTTAGCTTTGGGAGCATACTTATTGACTGGTGTAAACTCTGGTGTCGTTGGGGTTTCAGCTTTACTGCGCTGGCGGCGCTTCGGAGCTTGCTTGTTGTCCATTGAGTTGTGGGTTTTTGGATGGGTCATTAATAGGTGCGGAAGCTAGTTGACCAGCTTGCTTAGCCAGCTCCATCTGTTGCTGTTGTTGCATCGCTGCTGCCTCTTGCTGTTGCACCTCTTGCATAGTCTTAACAAGGTTCAGGACATCAATACCTTGTGCAGCTGCAAGTCGTTTGATTACTTCCTCAGGATTAACATAGGTCTGAATAGCTTCAGGACCCATGGTCTGAGAGATAGTAAGGAGGAAAGCACTGAGGCTTTCACGGTCTTGTCCACGACCAAGTGCATTGATACCAGCCACAATGGTTGGCCTGACAATACCTTTGGGAATACGTGGGATGTCTCCAGTCTTTTGGTAGACGGAGAGCTTTCTATTCAAGTAAGGAACAAGGAAGTCAACAGTAAGCATACTAAATAGACCACCAAGTTGTTGCTCAAGTTCAAGTTGAGTCATCCTGACTTCTTCAGCAGTCGTACGCTCACTGTCTCGTACATTCATAATAAGGAATGCATCAGACAAACGTCGTTCAAGCTGGGCTGACATCTCGTAGGCTGTCCTGAAGTCAGCAGTTTTACCAACCTGTACAACACCAATGTCATCAGGTCGTCCTTGGACAATCGCACCGTTGCCTGCAGCAGCCAGCGTGGAGGGTTTGGTAGTGCTTGAGGGTGATACCATGAACACTACTTTAGCAGCTGCTGCTGAGCCTTCTACAAGTGCCTGAGTGAGTGCTTCCAGGGATCGTAGATCACCCAGAAACTCTTCAACTCTACCTCGTCCATACATTTCACCATCAACTGAATTGAACCGAAGTGCAATCCAAGGTGTGGTTTCAACAGGTGACTTACCAAATGACTTGGGTAGCTTCTTACCATAAACCTCTTGGTACCAAACGTAACGATTGTTCTCACGTTTGACGTGTGTGTAGATGTCTACTTCATCACGTTGATTATCAGCATAATCATTACCAGCAGGCTTTACATCCTTATCTTCTTGGGGAAGTTGATCTTCAATGAGTTCTTTTGATACTCGTTCTTTGGTAACAATTTCAATTACATTGCCGTCACCATCACGGTCTACAACGTAGCGATTCAACGGGTACAACCGAAGACCTTCTTTACCCATGTAGATCAAAGCATTACCACCAACAATCAAATGCTTGAGTGCTTGGTGAACAACGACACGATCATCACTGGCAGCAATAGCTTCCATGATGGTTCGTTCAATCTTTGCAAATGCTAGATCAAGTTCTGATTTAATGTTTGGATCGTACTGACCAAGCATACCTTCATCCACTTGTAGCTTGAAGAAGCTAGTCTGTGGAGGAAGCAATGCAAGCATCAGTTTAGATGCCAGAGTAACTACACCTTTAGCTCCAACACTTTGCCAAGGAGATGGTAGAGGTTGTGCTTGTTTGGTGAAGTCATCATCATCACGAATCAGATAAGGTAGAGTCAGGTCGGATGCACGACGTGCTACGTTGAGATATTGGTTGCGGTCTCCAGTAAGGAAATCATACCTTTGTTTAGCGGACATTAGGCAATACTAAGTTGTGGGGCAAAGGATAGGGCAGACCTGAATGGATTAGTACCACCACCCATGCTACTACGAAGGTAGGCACTGCGACCCTGTGGTCTACGCAGAGCTGCACGGATGGCATCAATGTTGTAGTTACGTCCAACACCATATTTACGCAGAATTTCTGCAGTAATTGGATCGTTGAGATTAATTCCTTCAAAGATAGAACCTAGATCACCAACTGATTGATTCAATCCGGAGAATTGATCCGTCAGACTTTGACTCAAACTATCAATTGCATCCATGTAAGCTTGGTCTGAAGCTGAGATACCCATGTCGGTACCGAGATCTTCCATACCGAAGTCACTAGTTGTTGCAGTAGGAGAAATTTCTGCAGTACTAGGAGTGGCTGCATCACCGGCACCGCGTTGCCCGCCACCACCACTAGTACCACCAAGCATATCTTTGGTAGCTAGGATTGGTGCACCACTTCCTGTAGCTCCTTGAAAGCGTTGACCACGTTCAAGTCCAAGACCACTAAGTGCTTGTACATCTTTGCTGCGTGGGTCAAGTGCAGAAGGGATGCCTGACCCTCTCAAACCGCCATTCATATCTTGTCGTTGAGTATCAAACACACTACCAAGCAGTCGTTGCTCAGGTGTGGAAAGCTGACCTTTTGTCAGACGTCGTTCAGCACTGCCTTGAATGCTAGCACCTTTAGCCAACGCTTTATCAATGGCACGCTCACCAAGTCCAGTAGCAGCAAGCTTCATAGCTTCTTTACCGGACAGTGACTTGCCAATTTCTACTCCACGAATGGTAAGTTTTTTACGACCCTTACCTTTCTTTCCAGCTCCAGTACTGCCTGCGGCGGCAGTAGTGGCTGCAGTTTCAGGAGTCGCAGATAACCCAATCTGTTGACGAAGAACACTTGGGTCTTTAATAGGAGCACCTTGAGTGTAAGCAGTCAGACCGTTACCAATGTCAGTACCATAGATGTTACCACCAGCCCTTTCGGCAGCAGTAAAATTAATGTTAGGAGTTTTAGTATCAGGTGTTACCAGAAAACTAGTAGGGGTAGCTTGTGTGGGTGGTGGTGTAGGTGTTGGCGTAGGTGTGGCTGCTTTTTGTGTAAATTTCTTGGCAGCAGTTTTACTAACACCTGTTTTCTGCCGAATAGTTTTCTGTGAAGCACCTTTAGTAGCTAGAACTTTTGCCCTTTGCCTATTTTTTTGATTGTTTTTAGCCATCGTTTTCTAGTCGTTGTTGAATCCACTCTACAACTGAACGTTGACCGGAGCGGTACATAATTAATGAGTGTGAATCATTAGGTGTGGGTGTAACAGGTGGAAAGTTATCCTCCAGT